CTTTATGGGGTCAGTCCAAAAAGTGGGCTCTGAGTGCTTGCACGAACTGCATATTGTTTGCTTACGCCGCCTGGAGGTCTTTTGGTTCAGAGAAGCCAGGGGGAGACGTTACCGCTGCATCAATCCCGGGTTTGCACCCAAAACGCATGGATGAGGCCAGGGAAGTAGCCCAGCAGGGTAAGGAGGATGTTGAGGATGAAGGCCCAGCCAAAGCCTTTGCCGATAAGCACGCCTAACGGAGGCAGGATAATTGTGAAAACGACTCGCCAAAAGCCCATATAAACTCCTGATAAATTCGGTTAATCCATTCGAAAGAACAAGCCTACCCCATAAAGGATAGACGAATCTTAGAATCTGTTCAGGCCGATTATTCTGGAAAATTTAGTTTTATAATTCATATTCGAAAAAAAACGTCATCAGGCACTTGCTAACGACAACGACTCAGGATAATTTCTTGGCTTCGGTAGCTTGATGAACCCTCATTCGCTATCGAATATGCCTATATTATCTCCTCCTCTGGAGGGTCCGGAACCACTCCAAAAAAGATCCGGTCGATCGCCAATTATATTAATGATGATAGCCTTATGGTGACCCGGCGTTTGCCGGGTTTTTTCGATTATATTCCCGCCAATAATGCCATCAATGCTAATGCCGCAGGTAGAGCCTGAACATAAAGTATTTTTTTGCTGGCTGTAAAGCCACCAAACAAACCGGCAATCAGGACACAAATAAGGAAAAACAGCTTAAATTCATAGCCGCTGCTCGCCGCCAGCAGCCCGTATATTAAGCCAGCAGCCAGAAACCCGTTATACAATCCCTGATTCGCCGCCAGCGTTTTCGACTGACGTGCAAACTCGGGAGACAAACCAAAGGCTCTCTGCCCCGCAGGTTTATCCCAAAGCACCATCTCCAGCACCAGAATATAAAGATGAATCAAAGCAATCAGGCCGATAAGAATACTGGCAATCATAGGTGATTCCTGATGGGTTTATATTGTCGACGGGCGCGAGCTAAACTTCATAGCCCAGCGCTTTGATAACGTGTGCCATCGCTTCGTCCGTCAGCGGGGAACGTTTGATTTTATGGTTCGCCAGCATGGTTCTGACCACGCCGGCAATCACAATGTGTTTGGGCTCCTGTCCCAGATCCCGCATCTCCAGCACCACCTTACCCACCACGCGGCACATCTCCTGATACAGTTCTTCGTCTTTTGCTTTTTTATCCATCTCGCCTCCGGCTTATCTGTTTGATCTTACGGTAGCATTTAAGCCCCAAATTTATAACCTGTGAAGGGAAAAACGGCTATGCTGTTCACTAATTGATAATAAACCAGGGCGAGAGAGATGAGATTATCACGGCCGATTTTGATGATCGCGCCTGCACTTTCTTCATCCACAGCATTTGCCGTAGATGTCTCACAAATTTACGACAAAGCTCGGGCTTTGGAAACGTTTATCCCCTGGCAGCAGATTCGCTTTCTTTAGGGGGATTCAGTAGATAAAATATTGTCACAACAATGACAAGAAACCTCAAAAGAGGTTTTCAGCGAAAAGTTTTAGAGGCAGCTTGATGCGTTACCGTTCAGATATTGATGGATTGAGAGCCATTGCGGTTCTGTTTGTGCTCATTTTTCACGCAGGACTCACCCTTTTTCCATCAGGATTCATTGGCGTCGACATTTTCTTTGTTATCTCAGGTTTTCTTATCACATCAATCATCACTAGTGCATTAAATAACAACAAACTTTCTGTCACCGATTTTTATGTTCGCCGACTTTGGCGTCTACAACCTGCGTTGATTGCAACGATCCTTTTTAGTCTGATAATTGCGACAATTTTTTATCTTCCGGAAGATTTTACCCACTTTTTACGCGAAGCCAAGTACACAACACTGTTTACCTCAAATCAGTATTTTTCTCGAGCAACAACGGCTTACGCTGCACCAGACACAGCATTTCTGTTATTACTCCATACATGGTCACTGTCAATAGAATGGCAATGGTATTTAGTCCTGCCGGCAGCATTACTCCTTCTTCATAAATATCTTCCATCCCGATGGCTCAGCCCTGTTGTCATTTCTACTACGTTGGCTATGGTCGCTTTATCCTTGTATCTGTCACAGGCATTTCCAGACAAAAGTTACTACTTTTTAAGCTCCCGAATATTTGAGTTTTTATTTGGTAGTTGTCTGATAATGTTAAAGAGTGAAAACCTGAAGCCCAATAACTTTATGGCCACTTGTATTGGGCTGGCAGCTCTGGGTGCGCTGTTTTACTGCGCTACCAGAACAAATATCGTCCTTGGTTATCCTGATTATCATGCCGTTATTGTTGCCGCAGCCTCAGCTGCACTTATTTACGTTGGCTCAGTCTCAGGCGGAATTGTTACCCGTGCACTATCAATTCCTCCCCTGGTATTTATCGGTACGATTTCTTACTCCCTTTATTTATGGCACTGGCCGATTTTTGCTGCAGGAAGATATTTGGGTTTTGAAGAAAATGGGGTATTTACGACAGTCTGCTTAGCGCTCACGTTTTCGCTGGCGTGGCTTTCTTACCTTTTCATAGAGAAACCCTTCAGGAAGAAATGCATTCCACTCTTAAAATCTTTTATTTATCTGGCATTGCTCCCCGCATTATTGTTCGTGGTACTCAGCGCTATTTCCGAAAAGCAGGATGGCCTTAGCAGGCGTTTTGGATCTCAGTTTCAGCAGGTTGCACTCACTCTCAAGCAAAATGAGTCACGCGACAGAAAATACTGCATCGATGGTAGCAGCGAACTAGAGAATAAAAACTGTACGATCGGTGATGTAAACGCCGCTAAAAAGGCATTGCTGATTGGCGACTCACATTCCAATCATTTTTGGAGCTTCTTTGATGTACTGGGTAAGAACGCCCATATGTCAGTTTTAGCTCAGGCCACCTCGTCCTGCTTAACGTTACCGGGTGTCTACCTGTTTGACTGGTGGTATTTCAAAGATACCGTTTATCAAAAATGCCATGATGACAGTGACAAGTTCTATGAAAACATTCGGCAAGGACACTTCGACTATGTAATTATTGGTGAGGTCTGGAGTAACTACGCTGGTGACAATATCGTCAATCATCCGCAAGACCCGCGTTCGATGGAATTGTCACATCAACGTATCGAAACAGCAATGAAGCAAGCCTTAGACATTATTATACAGTCAGGTGCACGACCAGTGATTATCAAGCAAATATACACTATGCCGGATAATTTCATGCACTGTTTTTATGACAGTGTGAAGTTCAGAAAAAAATACGTATCTAACAGTTGTAATACGAATACAAGGACAGATGATAGCAGTGAGTGGTTCCCACAGCTATTTAACCGGCTACAGAAAACTTACCCAACACTCATTATTATTGATCCTAAAGATGCTCAGTGCTCTGGTAATGTATGCAAAACTGATATTAATGGCGTTCCTGTCTATCGTGATGTCGGCCATATCAATGATTTTGCCTCTCATGAATTTGGCGTTGAGTATTTACGACAGCATAAAAATCCCTTTAATGAATAAATGAAAGGCGCGTTCAGCGCCTTTTATCTATCAATCCCATTTAAACGTCACACCTGCACGTGCGGTGCTATTGCTGTTATCGCGATCGTACTTAGAGTAAGGGTCGGACAGCAGCTTTTGGTCACCTTTATCAAGCTTGCCATACATATTTTGCGGTTTCTTCTCTTCGTTGCTCAGGCACACGTTCCCGTGGCAGCCTGGCTCCTCTTCCGCCTCACTCCAGACCAGCTCCGATGCAGGTTTATTCGCGGCATAAACGTGGGTGGCAAACAATACAGCGCAGATGATGAGCGTCTTACTCATAAACAGTCCTTTTTATGATAATGATAATCATCTGCGATTTTAACATCATCCTGCGCAGTGACGACAATCAGTTTAAAACTGACTATTCTCCGCTGAATCAGCGATAAATAGCGAGATGAGCAGCCGGACAAAGACTCACGCCTACCCCAGGATCAGGACATCAACCGCCCTTTGTACTGCCGCATCATCCAGGCCATGTGCGTAAAGCTTGTGTACCATATCGGCTATCGACTCACGTGATAACGTCTCTTCTCCCGCCAGCAGCTGTACCACAGCTGTGCCTATTACCTGCAGCATTTCAGGATGAAACTCCTCGAAAACTTGCTTGCCCTTGTCCATAATCACTCCATAAATAAAGTCCCTGTCTTTCAAAACTAGCACAACAGCACTCAGACAAAGCTGGGATTTTTTCCCGATCCCTTTCCCTTTCGCAACGTCGTCAAATAACTCATTGATACAACTCCGTAACATTTCACGATTTTTTTATGTCTGAATTTTACAAGAGGAAAAACGCCCACTAAATACTCGTTGTTCAACATCTCCGACAGCGTTTATCATTCATAAATATATGGGCACTTCGGAGGATGTATGCTGCAATTCGATGTCTTTGGCAGGCGTTTGGGCATAAAGAAAGTAGGTGAGCAATGGCTGCTTTATCGTGTTGATCCTAATGAGGGGAAACATTCCCGGATTTATGATGTGGTCATTCCATCATGGCTGACGGAGGATGAACTCCCCGGCTGGCTCGGGGATATTTACCATGAGGCGGCGAGCGAAAAGCATCCGGATGTACGGGTTATTGATAAATAGAGAATCAATGTCACTTTTCATTTCTGAGATATTAAGGCCAACTTAGTGGCCTTAATATTATTTTTATTCAAGTAGTATGGCAGGGTTTATTGCAGTAAAAACACCCATTAGCATTATAACCAATTCGCTTTGCTTCAGTCACTGCTGACTGGCAAGAACTATAATCGCCAAGAAATAATCTATTGCTTTCAGCTGGCAAATAATTACATCCATAAACGTGAACTTCATTATCACCATTGAACTGCTTTTTTGTATTTACATAATACGAAGCCATCATCATCTCCAGAGATGCTACGTCATGTAGCCAATAGAATGATAATTATCATTGCGATTTATTACTACGATATATCCGAAAAACCAAACGCATCTCACCTAAAAAATAACTCGAAACAAATATTACTTAACAATAAAAAACGGGAACCATCAGGTTCCCGTTGTCACATCACCAGCGGCGCTGATTACATGTGTTTAATGATAGCGTCGCCAAACTCTGAACATTTCAGCAGCTTAGCGCCATCCATCAGACGCTCGAAGTCATAAGTTACGGTCTTAGCTTCGATAGCGCCTTCCATACCCTTAACGATCAGGTCTGCCGCTTCGAACCATTCCATATGACGCAGCAGTAGATCTAAGCAACTTCTATAGCTTATTGTTTTAAAACAATAAAACGCACTTTCTCTCTTATTTCATCATTATTGGTAGTAGTTATAATCAATTGTTTTTGTATAATAATCTTAGAGTTTTGATAACCAGATTTCCCCCTTCGCATGCCAAAAAGCGAGATAATATTGAAGACCTCAGAGCTTATAAAAAAATTAACTGACCTACAGGAAACAATACCGTTTGATGCCGAGGTCGTTACTGGTGATGATTGGCAACCCGACGGCATTACCCGTATCTACCATAAACCACCATATACATTCATTGAATTTGAAGCGGATGACATTGATGAGTTCGGAGAAGAAGATAGCATAGGTGTTATTAACGAATTGGAAATCAGGGCACACCAAGTGAAGACAATCCGTGATTTTATCCGCAATGGTAAGGATCTGACACCAGATTCAATAATTAAGGAGCTGAACACACAGATTAACCGTCTGGAGGCTATGGCAGTGGCGTTGTTGGATAAGTAGATTTGCCTTCGGTTTTCAAGACCGCACTATAATTACAATAAATCAATAAGTTAACTTGTAGGCATGGTATAAGCAGAAAAAATAGCAATGCTAAAAATCAACAAGTTACCGACTTCTCAACACTTAATATACCAACACTTTACCGCCATCCGTCATGGGGGATTGGCAGTTCAAGGCTCAAATCCTGTCAAGTCAAGAAGTCAAATACAACCATCTATAGCTGATTATTTTCTTTCAGTGTCTTACTGGGAGTGGCGTCCAAGAAGACATAGAGGCAATCATGCAAGGATTTGTTTAAATCTCATACAGCTCCATTTTTCTCGGTCATCCAAAATAATTTATTTGTGTCATTGAAACCCAAAATAATACCCACGATCAAATGTAACAAATAATTAACGATCATGATAAAGACCACTGATCCTTTACTTTATAGCAGCATGCCAACCATCGATTTCATAGTACTTCCGAACAATCGTTTGCCAGAGAGTTTCTTGCTTGGCTGGAGGATGGTAAAACTGAAAAGTTTCATAAAGAGCATGAATAACTTGCATGCAGGCGCTCACAATTTCTTGAGATCTTACCGTACGAACTTCGGAATCCAATTGATATGCCGTCTCGCAATCCAAAGTCGTTTTCTCCAAAACAGTTGAAAGCAGATTATCCGGTATAGACAACCCTCGGAGCGCGAGAACATCGGAAAGTTTCGAGACCTGCTGTGCCTTGGCTAAGACATTGAATAAATAGCTAGATGACTGATTAGTTTTTATACTTTGTTCTTTCTTTTGTACCTCAATATCACCACTATCAGCTATTGGAGTAGATTTGTTGAGCCAGAAATCGATGGAAATATCTGATATCTCGATAACTAGCTTTGATACTGAATCAATAATGGATTTAGACTCGGAGCGCGTAGCAAGTCTTATAGAATTTTTATACGCAACTCGCCAGCCAAAGAGAGCTATGCAAACGCCAACTAGGGTAATACACCAAGAATACTTTCCAATTTGCTCAATAAAAGACACCGATGATTCTAGGTGATACCCTACTTGAACAAAAATTACCTCTGAAGATTCTTTGACCAACTCTAGACCTTATGCTTATTCCGGTTGAGCTATATCGATAAATTTATCTATCTGCTCTTTGTAAAAAGGCACATCGCTTTTGATGACGAGCCGCGCTTTAATGCTGGCTTTTGGTAACCCTTCTTTGCGGACTAACCCACCAAACGCCTCCTCCAAGAACGAAGATCCGACACCTAAAGCTATGCCACGAAAGTCTACAACGACTTCTTTTTCTTCGCCTCTCAGAGCCGGAACTAAAAAATCCTTTCGGAACCGCTCCGCACTGTTGGGGCTATCTGTTGTATAACGTCCGAATGGTGTTCGTGAGAACTCCTTCGCAATGACGATGTTTCTCATAAATCATCTCCTGGCAACCAGCGACCACTGTAATAAAGTTCCTGGTATGTATTCAGCCAGTCTCTCGCACTGAGGACAGCTATCATTAGAATTATAGTGGTACCGAGCATGCCCTGTTAGGATAAGCAGTGCCTCATCAGCATCAAGTCCCGCGTCAATCGGGCGTTTTATGTCGTCAGAGCCATTCCCTCGACCTGCACCAACAAACCGAGACTCTCCTACAAGCATAGCCTTCTCTACAGAAGATACTTCGTTTTGGACGCCAAGACCATCACCATCTGGCACGAAACTCTTAAAAATCCCCAAACCTAGGTCACAAACAATAAAAACAATCCGGTTCTCTTCAGGGTTAAACCAAGCACATTGCCACCAGCGCTTACCTTTTAACAGAAGTAACGACTCCGTAAAGGCATCATTTTCATAAGCATGATGAGAAACGTTCAGCAGAGCCTCACTAATAGCTGTGAGTAGTAAACCCAGTTGACCATCATTCAAAACAGCCTTTTTCTGCAGCATGGTAACTGTATCAAAAATGTGCTCAGAAGGTTCGACAGCAGACTGAAAGTAACGTTCCTCACGAGTAAGAATCTTTAACTTTTCATCAGTTCCAGCAATCAAGGCCCTGGAAAGCCCTGTACTGACGATCCACCTATGCCCTTCTGGATTATCCTCTTTTTTGGGCCAGACGAAGCGAACAAAATTTGGATCTTTCGTAAGAAACTGAGCTCTGTTAACAATTGCGAAAAAGAGCACAGAAGCTGCAGCTGAAGCATATTTCACCTTACTTAAATCTACAGTAACCTTGCCTTTGTTATTGACACCAATCGACTCAATGTCGTTGATGAACCTGAGTGTCTCTGATCTCGAATCATCAGAGTAGATACAAAATTTTGTTGGCGGTACCAATGGTTTCATACGTATGTCATTAATCAGTATAGTTAATTAAGAATTATCTACTATTTTCCAGTAACTTTATAGATCGCGTCTTGTCATTAACTAAACCATACAAAGAAATTTACGTGAATTGTAAATTTTATGACGTTTTATCGCCTGCTTTGAGTTCATCAAGCTCATTGCGAAGCTGAATGTTCTGTTGTGCCAGTGCCTGAACAGCTTGTGTCAATTCTGCAATCTGAGCGGTAGTATCTAATGAGTATGCATCTTGCGGATCGTTCGGGTCATAGCCAGGTTTCAGGCCCTCGCCTTTCACACATAGTGGGCTTACTTCTACCAGGTCGTTGGCAATAAAACCCAATTTTGTCTCAGACTCGGGGAGGATACCGCGAGCAATGTAACGGAACGTCGCGACGCGCCACTGCAAAACACGAGCCAGAGCCTTTTCAGCAGCAGCGGTAGAATTGCGATACGCGACTTTCTTTTTCAATTCTCCGTCACAAACCGGCGTAAGCTGGAAGTTACCAACTTGCGTACCATCGATCCACGCTTCTAACGAGCCAGTCCAGTTGATATTGAATACACTACTGCTACTTGGCGGATTGGTAGAACCTCGCTTACAGTGGTATCCGCCATCAATAAATAGGGCCACAGGGTTTGAACCATTAATCCTGTTAACGTTTAAAATACCAAGACTTCCGTTTGAACTGGACGCTAAAGAAACGCCATTATTTCCTTTCGGCATTGATATCACGCTCCCGAAAGTTCCAGCTTTATCTGACAGATAAATATTCCCTGGCAACGAAAAATCACCGAGATTATTAAAAATAAACTGAGGTTTTCTTGTGCCATCAGAAACCGTTATAACAGCACCGATGCTTTTGCCAAATGTCGAACTTATTTTGAACTCTGCTTCAAAGTTTTTCACCCCAGCTACAGACCAGGACGATTTAACCTCCCCGCCAGACACAACAGTGCCGTTTGGGGGTGAGACATCTACTTGACGATCAACTTCAAGAGGGCCGTCATTAAGTAAATTTTTTAAAGCAGCGGCCTTGTCGTTAACATCCGCTAGATTATTGGATTTCAGTAGTACGTCGTTCAATTGCTCACTAAGTTTCTTCCATGACGGGCCTGTAAATTGCGTACCATCAGGCAGCGTAACTGTGATATCCCCGAGTGCCGTATATACCTGCAGCCAGTTATCCGCTTCCAGATTTGCCAGCCTGGCGGCTCGGGCAGTCTGCACACCGAGAATATAAGGAATGGCTGTGGCCGCTTTCATCGGGACCGCATCCCATACAATCCCGGCACTCGTAGGACCGTAAAATACTTCCGTCAGCGTTAGTTCTGTATCACTTTTAATTTCTTTGATGATAACGACAAATACAGCATTATTTATTGTCGCCGTAATAAAATCACCGACCTTAATTTCGCTGATGAAACTAGTGCCTGTCCCGGTAACTTTTGTAGAGTTATTAGTGAAATTTAAAGTACCTTGAGCCATATTCTTACCTCATTAAAAAAGGGCCCGTCAGGCCCTTTTTATTCCTATGCGAATGAACCGGAGCCACGCGTCACAATGACAGTGGCATCTAATCGGTCAATAACGTAGCCAGAGCCACCAGAGGATACGCTCATGCCAACCTGATTCGCTGTCACACCCTCTACAGTGAAATGGCACATGCCTGAAGCCGATGCCCGGCTGTCACCGAACACCCCTAATGACCTTGTGACACCCCCGATAGTTATGTTGACCGGGATAGTACTCCCCGGCGTAGTACCCGTTACTGTGACGTAAACAGTGATGTTTTTCGCCTGGCTGGCACCACCAGAATCTGTGTAAGTCAAATATGTGACAGCCGGGACGCCTGATACGCGCGGCGGCACGGGGAATACGCCACCGTTAGCGATATCACCGATAAAATTTTTTGCCTCAACGGTTCCTGAAAATTTACCGTCAGTGGCGTAAATAGTTCCCGTAAACACACCGGCGCTGGCATATACGGTGCCGCGAACTGTCACCTGGTTGAATATCGCAATACCTGTTTTGTCGATGTACCAGCCAGCTGACGCGCTGTAGTTTCTTGACTGCAGCGACTCGCTAATTTTACCGATGCCGATACTGGCTTCTTTAATCATGCCGTCAGCAATAAAGACCTGGCCGCCTACAACGGAAAACGGTGAATACTGAACGCTACCCTGCCCCGAGAGCATGACGAACTGATCTGCATTTATCGCTATTCGGCTTTTAACTCCGGTCCCATCGGCCATGGTTGCAACCGATAAGCCTGCGTCGTAGTACTGGCCATTCCACATCACACCAGTTCGCAAGGTGTAAATAGCTTCTGCGCTCGTCGCGGTGACTGTCCCCGTCATTTTCTGATCGATAGCAGCCTGCTGTTCACCGAAAGACGCCGCAACCTGCAGCTGGTACTGAGCAAATGCCTCATTGTCATCAGCCCTGACCTTCCATATCTCTGCAATTTGCGCCCGGGCCTGCCCATGCTGCCGGTTTTGCTGGCGAACCATATCGCCTTCTTTAAGCGCAGCTTCCAGTTGCGCCTGCAGGCCAAAATCGATTTTATCCGTCAACTGCTTTCCGTCCTCAGACGTCAGCACATCATCACGAATAGCATCAAGATAATCGCCCGCATCGGCATTTGATTCACCCTGTATCCAGTCGGTCCAGCCTGACTCATTCCCTGTTTTGTCCACCAGTTGCGCCCGGTACCAGAATGTCTGGCCCGCTTTAAGGCCGAGCTGTAAATACTCAGCATGAGGATATGGAATATCGGTGAGCAGGAGAGGGTTGGACTGGTCAGTGTTTGGGGTGTACTGAATTTCTGTTTTCAGCGTGTCTGCCGTGTTGTCCGGGAATCCCCAGTTCAGGCGAATACCCCAGTTTATTGGCGTGGCCATAAACCCAACTGGCTTCGGTGGATTACCGACTTTACCGGTCAGCGTTTTCTCTTCCGAGTAACCCCAACCACTGGAAATTTCCGCCGCGTTGATAGCGCGCACACGCACCAGGTAACGCCCGGCATAAATACCCGGTACGTCAAACGAGGTAGTGGAATTGCGCGGCACGTTCACCCAGTTCCCGTCGTTGCGGCGCCACTGTGCTTCGTATGAAATAGCGTTAGGTGCCTGATCCCAGCTGCAGCGCATCGTTTCCACGCTGATGCCCTGCTGTACGACAGAGAAAGAGCTGATAACGATATTGGCCGGCGCCGTCTGGTTGCCCGGCGGGATAACGCTTATCGGGCGATCATCTATCAGCGCGCCGGTATCGATACGGGCATATTTATCCGGATCGTAATACGCACCGGAGATAGTAAAGGTGCCATCGTTATTGTCGGACACGCTCACCACACGATACTGCTGTGCGTAGAGCTCATCAGATTCAACAACCCAGACGGATTCCGGCTGCGGCACTTCGCTGTAGGCCGTGGTAACGGTAATCACCTGGTCATTTACAGCCTGAATAGTTCGCGCCTGTGACGCACCGGACGGCAGGTTGAGAATCAGGCGGCCGCCGGCGGAAATATCCGGTTTTCGATCAAGGGTGACGACACGACCATTCACGGCACTAATACGGCCGCCGGTTACTTTTCCGGACAGCATTTCATCGGCCACGGCGATGATATAACCCGGTTGAGGGATCATGCCATCGAGGCCAACGGCAAAGGTTACGATGCGGTCTTTATTGTTGGTCAGTATCCCCCATCGGCCTTTCCTGTTCGCTTCGCTCTGCCGGGTGCAGCCGATTGCCGTCAGCTCGAGCTGGTTAAATCCGTATCGCGCGACCAGCGCCTGCTCAAACACCGGCTCCATGGCATCAGCATAGGCATTCGCCGGATCGGACCACGAAACCAGCGCGGTGGTATAGCGGGTTTTAGTCGTGCTGCTGGAATAGTTGAATTCGCCATTCAGGACGTTGGCACGGGTGTAGCTGTAATCGATATCCCGCGGCATGTCCGCCAGGGCTACAATCTGGTTACCGCCCCAGTAGGTCATCCCCCGGAATATGGCGGCAAAATCACGCAGAACGGTGTATGCGTCGTTCCTGTCCTGCACATAAACGTCACAGGTATAGCGCGGTTCGGTGCCGCTACCACCTTTCCCGTCCGGTACCATCTGGTCGCAATACTGTGCGACCTGGTACAACGTCCATTTATCAATGTTGGCTGCCGTGAGTCGCTGGCCCAGACCGAATCGATCGCTAATGACGATGTCGTAAAAAATCCAGGCGGGGTTGTTCGTCCATGCCCATTTGAAACCGCCGGTCCATGTTCCAATATAGGCACGGGCAATCGGATCATAATTATCCGGGATGCGGACAATACGCATCATCGGCTCGCAGGAAACCTGCGGAATACTGCCATTGAACTGGCTGGAATCAAACTCGACATACAGCAAAGCGGTGTTCGGATAACGCAGCTTTGCGTCAATCACCTCTGTATAGCTCTGCAGCGTCATGGTGTCGCCAATTTTAGCGCTATTGGCATCCGCAGTAACTTTACGCAGGCGCACTGTCCAGGTGCTTCCAGATTGCGGTAAATCAATGCGGTGGCTGCGTTCGTAGCCGGATGTGGTTTTCCCGGTAACGGCAGTATTCACGACCGTCTGCCAGGCCCCACCATCAGTCTGCAGATCTATTGTGTAGTTGATGGAGTACCCAACAAGATCACCATTGTCCTGCTGGTTAAACAATGACGGCCATTTCAGACGCAGGCGGATTGCTGAAAGTTGGCCGTTGGTGAAAGTATGTGTCCAGGCAGTGGCGCTTGAAACCGTAGTGCCGACGCTGATCTCGTTCTCAGTCCCCGGTACACCCTGAATATAAGTTTGCGCCTGGGTACCTGGGCGAAACTCCCACGCCACGCCGCTGAAGTTTTGCGAGCCGTCGGCATTTTCCAGCGGCGTACCGTCAAGGAAAATGCTCTTCCCGTCAAGGCCACCAGCAAATTCCCCCTCACCCAGCGCCAGCAATAGCTTTGCTTTGGCGACGGACTGGAGATCATCAGGTTGTTCGACAGGTGTACGCGGGGAAGAGCCACCGCCCTTATTCCCTTTGATAAGCGTTGCAGTCGTCATATTGCGCCCATAAAAAAAGCCACCCTGAGGTGGCCTGATGGAAGGAGAGAGTTTTACTGCTGATCTTCGACGTAAATACCGGCTGAGATAATTGCACCGCCAATGCGGCGTTTACCGTAACCCAGAGGAACCGGGTATCCCTGCGCTGCAGTATTTGTCACGCCGCCGAACGCATATGAGGCCTGGTTGTCAGCACCTTGTTTGCTGGCAAGACCCGCTGGCTGTGGCGAAAGCATTTGAATAACTCCACCAAGCGCAACGGCTGCACCAAATTTCATCATTGGAATACCGACCGCACCACCACCGAAATAAGTCACTACGGCACCGACTACAACCAATACAGCACCAAGGATAGTTTGCAGTACTCCCGCCTTTTTACTACCAATAATGACGGGAATAATACGAATCACATCGGAGGTTGCAGGGAAGCCTAAATCATCATGCCCAATATTTTTTTTACCCTTGAATACCGCATAAGTTAGCCCGCGACGATTGCTGGTTATCATAAATTTTTCGAACCCAGGAATGGTCGCCGCGAGAGACCGCGTCGCTTCATGCACTTTACTGATTAAACGATGATGTGTTTTGCCGAAAGTTTTACCAAGAATTCCGCCAAGTTCTATTCGTATCATGACCTCTTGCATAAGATAATCTCCGGACGTAAAAAAACCCACCGAAGTGGGCTTGTTGAATTAATGTTTTCACATGTTTTTATAATATGATAACTTACTTTCAAAATCTTGTTTTGCTGCAGCGGTAAGAGACATAAGATAAGCTTCCCAAGAGCTATAAGCCTCAATCAAAGCTCTCCTCTCGTCTTTATCTTTCGTTTTTAATTTAACGCCATCAAATATAGGTTTTATTGCATCAATTCTTGCTTGTCTGTTGTTAACTCTACAAGTTGCTATAGAGTCAAAAACAGAATCATTCCACCCAACCATTTGTAATGTCTTAGCCTTTGTGTCCGCAATAAAATTATCATCTGATGCAGCAATTGCGCCAGATTTTAATTTAGACACTAAGAGTTCCTTTGTTGGTTGAGATGCACTACCTATTGCTTCAATAGGTTCGCATTTTGATAGATCGTTATATTTTTTCTGCTGTTCAGCCCGATGATCTGCCGCCACTCCAGCACAACCACTCAGCAACATTGATACGCCACAAATAACTACTGCAACCCTGTTTTTCATTTAAACACCTCCGATGTTTACAGTTTGCAACATCCTATCACCTGTAGGCGTTCATATCAGCATCCGCTATCTTGTTTTGCTCGAGGCATCGTCCATCTTGTTTCTTCTGGTATGTTGGTGCTAACTCGAAGCACTGAGCCTTAATATTTTCATCGTTCTTTCCTGCCAGTAGCCTCCATACGGAACACGCTGACTAAGGTGCCCGTACAGGTGGTGCAATAGCATATTGCCCTCAAGCAAGATCCCCGCGTGGTTCCATTTATTGGCCTGTACTTGCATGATCACCATGTCGCCTGGCTGCGGTGCACCGTCGAACTCACGGAAGCCACATTCGTACCAGCAATCCTGATAGAAATTCTCCGGGTACTCATCTTCCCACCAGGGATAATCAACGCGGTAATCGTGAAGTTCGATACCGTGGTTCTGCCGGAAGTAGCTCATCACCAGCCCCCAACAGTCAAAGTGACCGAGGACAAACGGCCGCTCCAGCAGCGGGAGTTCGCCGCGCGGCTGGATGGTACGTAGGTCTCCTTCCGGCCAGCTCACAATATGCCAGGGCAGCAGCGTGGCGTCACACTGCGCTTTGTCCAGTTCGCTCGGCTGTGTCGTAGCGTCCGGGTGGCTGTGCACGACAGCGATCACCGCTCCCCAATCCTCAGCGGCAGCGTAATCTTCCGGCGACAGGTGGAAATGCTCAGTGGGCTCGGCTGCAAGATTCCGGCAAGTGAAATAGCGTTCTACCCGGCTTTTCTGCGCCACTACGCCGCAACACTCTCGCGGATATTCAGCAGCCGCATGAGCCATAATGGCGTTAATCGTTTTCGCGCGCATATCAGCTCCTGATTAGCGAGGTACCGGGGAACCCGCCAAACGGCAGCAGCTCGTTTTCCCCGAACCGTAACTTGCATCCGCGCAACGTGCCGCTGCACTTGTCGAGTGAGGGATCGTCCACCGGGTTATTTTTATCGTTGAAGTAACGTGTACCGGCATAATCGCAACCGTCGCCGGAACGGTATTTCCCCCGAATGCACCAGGTGCAAAGCGAGTGTAACTGGCGGGTCGGTATCATCAGACCCTGCAAGTCCATCGGGCTGCTCAGCGTAAACTCAACCGAACGGTTATTCTCCACGCTTTTACTGTCGATGTACCAGGCCTGCAGCTTTTCCTGCGTGGGGTCGGCTGACGGGTTACCAGCAGGGAAATTAGCGGCATCCAGATACTGCGATAATGTGTCGTGGATCATGACTTTCGCCTGAAGCAAATCATCATATGCCAGGCAAAGGGCAGTAATGGAACCATCAAGGTTTGCAACGGTAAGTTTCGGCTGTGCATCGGTGCCATCCGTTGAAAGCTCGATGCCCTCAATCTGGCATGGCCAGGCGGAGTATTTCTCGCCCTGCCACCAGATCGCTTTCGCGGGCAGCTTCGATTCATCGCCGCCGGCGGCTTCAATCTCTTCAGGAGTGTGAGGGAGGGTATACGCATGGAAGCGCAAAACATCACTCACGCCAAACGCGGTACCATCCACTTCAAAAAGCCGGACGGTATTTCCCGGCTCCAGCTTTTGATAATCACTGTTTAAGGACATCACATCCCCCCGGCAGAAAAGCTCTGCTCAAATGTCACGGATATCGTTGCCTGCGTTTTACCGTTCGGCACCAGTTTTATCGAGTCGGGCGCCGCACGATATAAGCCTTTCTCACCATGCGGCGGTGTCCAGATAAATGATCGGGTACAGTGCTGGCGACAAAAGTCCCTGATGGCCATTGCCGTCGCCAGCGGCCCCCGGTAGGAGTACGGAAATTTAATTTTTTCCGAGTTAATGCCATCCTCAGAAACCTGACTGTAACCGTCACCGAACTGAATCTTCCGGATTGTCCGGTTGTATTCAGTCGCGGGTTGGCTGGCGATTTGTGTCGGCCAGATAAATGTATCGATTGCCATAGGCCACCTTTAGCGGGATTTCATTGCGTTGAAGATTAAGCCCCCGGGCCGGAGTGCCTTAACGAGGTTGTTCTGACAGAACTGATCGAGCATTTTCATCATCGCCTGATTCATTGCGTCGTTGCCGCCTGAAGTCTGGGATGTGGCTGTGCCGTCACTCTGCAGAATGATCGTGTTTTTGAAGATTGGGTTTCCGCCACCAGCATTCCCAGCAACAACGCCGAGCTTGCCGTTTGTTCCACGACGTAGAGGCAAAATGGCTTCCGGCCCGGCTTCTCCCATCACGCCGCCACCTTTAGCAAAGGCAAAGAACGTTGGCCTGTCCACAATGCTGCCGCTGTATGCGCTTAGCGAGGAAGAATTGTAAACACCGCCTTTGGCATTAGCGATGAGGCCCAGCGCGCTGCCAGCTGCTTTAACCCCATTCACCAGTGACATTTGAACCAGAATTTCAGTCAGCATGCTCAGGATAGATTTGGTGAAATCCTTAAAGCTGGCACCGCTCCTCGTCAGGAAAGACGTCAATTGTGATGAGGCACCATTCAGAACCGCGGCCCCCACGTTCTTCATTTGCTCATAGCTGTTCGTGGCCGCATCAGAGTAATCAGCCCAGCTTTTTTCCACCCCGGCCTTCCAGTTGCCGCGCAACTGGTCCTCAGCTGCATAGTAATCTTTGGCCGCCTTGAGCTGCTGCTGATAACCCGCATCCTGCAAACTGCCACCTGAATTTAGCCACCCACTACGAAGCTGGGCGAACGTAGATTCACGCCCAGCCATCCTGTCGCTCATCGTTGCACTATTAGCCAGAGCAGACTGTTTCTCAGCCATTTGCGTAACGTATTTCGACGCGGTATCCATCCGCTTATTGAGCTGCTCCTGAGCAACGATCTGGTCACCGAGAATGGCTTTCTGGTTGGCAAGCTGAAGCACCTGCTTCTTGCTGGCCAGCAGGGATTGCTCTTGCTTTGACAACTGCCGGTTGCGGGCGGCATCTTCCAGAACAGTGAACTGAGCCTGCGCTGTCCATAGTTCTTTTCGCTGTTGGCTGATGCTGTCCGTTACACTTTTGTGCCGTTTCAGGACTTCACGCTGTGACTGCAACGCCAGCAGGTCGCGTTGATTGTTATCCTCGGCCCGATCCCCGGCAGGAGTCACATACCCTTTGGCTTTCGCAGTTTTTGGATCCTTATAGAGCTTCTCAATCCCAGCGCGAGCTGTCGCTATTTCCTCCGGCGTCCAGAGGCGAACCTGTTTATCCTCTGCCAGGGGCTGCGTTGCTTTCGCGGCTTTGGCGTTATCCGCAATGGCTTTATTCAGGTCCTTTTGTGCCAGCGCGCGTTTCTCGACCTGGGTAGTACCGGCATCCAGATATTTGTTGAACGATACCTGTGCATCTATACCGTCTTTATTGATCCGGTTGAACTCGGCTTTTTTCTGGTTGTAGCCCTCCTGGGATTTGATCACGAACTCAAGGTTGTTGATGTTGGCCTCAAGCTGCGCTTTATCGACACCCATCGAGTTATTTTTGAAACGCCCCCAAAGCCCTTGCTTGCCGTTCTCCTGAATTTCGGCCAGCGTATCTTTCATGGTCTGTAGCGTGGCAGCGTCACTACCAGCCCGGCCAATATTCAGCAGCTCATCCCACATACCTTTAAAGGCATTGCGGGTCGCTAAAGCTGCGCGCTCAACAAGCCCCAGGTTATCCAAAATCTGCTGGCTGCGCTGCTGCTCCGCACGGCTATAGGCATTGGCCGCCGCCTGCCCTGCGGCTTCTTTATCGCCGCGGCGCTCGAGCGACGAGATGTACTGGAACTGGGCGGCGGTGAGGTAATGCATCTGTGCATTCAGCTCGGCGGAACTCTTCGTCGGCGAGTCATAAAGCTTCTGGAAATTCTTGATCGTCTCATCGACCGATTTCCCAGTAGCCTCCTGCATCGCCACGGCGGCGCGGGTAATGCTCTCGATCTGAGAGCCTTTAAAACTACCGCTCCCCACCACCTGCGCCAGCACGGCAGCGCTGGTTGCCTGCGAGCCGTGAGTCCCTGCAATTGATTTCGCCAGCTCAGCCAGTTGACCAGAGGTTTTACCGGCATAACTTCCCGTCAGGATCAGCTGCTTGTTGAACTCGACGGACTCCTGACTTCCCTCGTACCAGGCCTTCCCCAGGGCATACACAGAGGCCGCAATCCCACCGACTACCCCGGCGATCCCCAGCCCACGCAATGTCATGAGCTGCTCTATCCATCCGGCCCGGTTCGCCAGCGTGATGCTGGAGCCGCGCAGCGCACCGAAGTTACCCCGCGCTGCCTCGCCGATCAGGATGCCGATTTCCCGCCGCGCCGCAGCACTTTGCAAGCCCAGACCATGCGTGGCTGCTTTCGCCGTATCCAGTTTGCGAATATAGATATCGGCTGCATCACTGACGCCAAGCTGTGCGGCTTTGTAGCGGAGCATTTCAGCGTTCGACAGGTTCTGCGCGGCAACCTGAGATTTCAGTTTCTGAATGAAATTGACGCGCGCGGCGCTGGCTTTTTCCTCTTCCAGACGCAGCTCTTTCTGACGTTCGGTCGTGCGGGTTATCAGCGCCAGGTAATCCTGCTGAGAAATTTTCCCCTGCCCGCGAGCGGCGCGCAGACGCCCCTGCATACCGGCCAGAGCCTGCGTCTCGCTGGTCAGTCGCCGGGCGCCGTCAATTTCACGGTAAAATGCTTCGGCCAGCTCATCCTGCTGCTTCGCTGTGGCGGCAGTTTGCGTCGTTGTTTCCTGCAACTTCTGGCTATATTCCGCAACACGCCGGTGTGCTTCATCCACAGCCTGGGCAGATTTTTTCCAGGCTGCTGCCATTTCATCAGCTGCAGAGGATTGTTTTGCCTGAATATCGCTGGCAGCCTTTACACCAGCCTCACCCATCTGTTTCAGCGCGGCAGCCTGAATTTGCGCCGCTCGCGCCATTCGCCCCTGGGATTTATCAGACTCGTCCGCCACCCCTTTCAACTGGCCCCGGATCCGGGCTACCTGCTCTGAGAAGGAAGCGCTGTCGACGTCCAGGTTAATTACCAGATCGCTAATTTGCTGGGCCATACCGTACTCCCCCGTAAACACCCTCGCCCGCTAACATCAGGTCTTCATCCGTCTTTTCTTGTTCGGGCTCAACCGCCTCGCCAGTCAGCAGACTGAAATCAGCATCAGAGATATCGCTGTTGCCCGTCAGCATCGCCACGATGAGCCCCTTAGTGGTGGCGAACTCAGCGTCCAGCAACTCGTCACTAAACGGCGTTACTGCAAAGTGGCTAACCCAGCCGGCGAACTCTGAGGCGCTCATTTCGCTGAGCATCCGCCGCCAGTCTGCCCGCCGGAACTCACGCGCGAGGCGATGGATAAAGGTGCGCTCACGGGCAACTATTTTGCCAGGGGGCGCGCCTCTGCTGATTCATCATCGAGCGCGGTATTGTCAAACCCTGCATCTGCTGATTCATCACCAAGCGCAGTATTGTCAAACTCTGCCTCTGCAGGGGGCTTTGGCATCAGGTCACTCAGCTCAAGCACTTTTTCAACTGCCATATTCAGCGCTTCAGACGGCCAGGTACGCATGACTTCACGGTGCAATTCCTCTTCATCCCGATCCGGCGAGCTATGCCATAAGGATCGGGATACCAGCCAGGCATTTGACTGGACGTTCTTTTTAACGGCCAGGGCGCCCATCTTCATTTCAGAAGCATCTTCTGGAATATCCGCTTCAAGACTGGCGAGATACTCAAAATATTCAGCGCGCTGCAACGCGGATAATTCAAAAAGCAGCACTGATTCGCCGCCAATCGACAGATTTTCTTTTTTCAGAAACGACATAGTTTTTACCTTCGGATTAGCCATTATTTTTGCCCGTGAAAATGGCCCCTAAAGGGGCCTTTTGAAGTGGTGATCAGGAGACAGTGACTGCGGCAATCGCAACGAAATTACCATCCGGCGTCATGCCGATAATGTCCGCCGTCCCTGCGGCAACACCCGTGATGGTGACCACGTTATCCAGCACAGTGACTGTGGCGATCGCTTTGTTGGACGAGACAATCCGCAGGGATTTATCCGTCGCGCCGGCAGGCTGCAGCGTGAATGTCGCCGTTTTGGTCTTGCCTGCTTCAACCGCGACCGTCGCCGGAGCAACAGTCAGGCCCGTTACCGGAACGAATGAGGAACGGTCCTCTTCTGCCAGGGATGGCTTGCCAGTATTGGTGACTTTCACAGAGCGGGTAATAACTTCTTTCGCCGGGATCGCTTTCCCCAGGCTGCTTACCCAACCACGGAAAACATCTACAGTGCCGTTTGGATACTTAATTTTATAGCCGCGAACGTCGCCTTCGTTGAACCACTCCACCAGCCCTTGCTGCCCGGACTCACCCGGTTTCCAGGCCAGGGTAAAGCTGGTATCGCCGGCAGATTTTGCCCCCTGTGCAGTCGAGTTCCAGTCCGCATCCTCATCGTCGACGTAGGTGTCGTCGTAGGATTCAGCGGTCATTTCCCCAGGAGTGATTTCTTTGATTTTAGCGAGGCGGGTCCAGTCAACATCGCTCAGCGGATTGCTGTAGGGATCGCCGGTCCCGTTGTACTGCCAGAGTGTGGTTCCCGCACCTTTGACCGGCGCGAGAGGATTTGGGGTTGCCATAGTGATTTCCTTACATTGAATAGGTGATAGCGTAGGTCAGGTCGACAGATCCCCAGGTGGCCATCTCATCGTCGCGCTGATAGTCATAGCCCTGCGGGGTCATAGTTTCGATAAGCGCTTCAAGTCCGGGGATACCCTCCATAGCCGGATAAACTTTCTCTTCCAGCCAGTTGTCGAGCGCGGTATCAGGATTTGTTGCTTTCAGGAAAACTTCGATGTGAAGAACTGCCTGCCAGTCGTCAGCATCAAGCGTGGCGCCGGTATATTCGGCGTTTGACAAATACACCGCCACCGCAGGAAGATCCCCCTCTTCAAGGAATGCCGGCCGCCCGTCAAACCAGGTGACGGAATCAGAGATATCGGCTTTCAGCTTCGCCAGGACGGCGGCACGTATAGCGCTGTGTTTGCTCATCGCTTCAGGTGGATCCTCAGTTGGTTTTTAAGTGCGGCTGACAATTCCTTTGGCATATCGCTCTGGATAAGGTTTTTTGAAATGGTGGTAAATGCCTGCGTTAACGGCGCATCCAGGGGAACTTTCACAACATCAATGGGGTAGCGGGAGCGCCCGACACGCCGCATTACCTGCCAGCGGCCATTAGCCAGTTGCTGGATGAACGCATTGCGGAAGGTATAAGGCCCCACTTTCAGCACGCTCCCCTGCCCGTGTTTCGCACCTTTACGACGGGATAGTCTTACTCGAGCTGCGCCGAGCTTTATTGCCGGCAGGTTGCCGCGGTTAATTTTTATTGAAGCGACGAGACGATCATGGCGAGCCTTTTTGAGCCTTGAGCGTTGCCGGACAAGCCGAACCGGGAGCCCTTTTTTGCGGTTATCATCGACTGTTACCTCTTTAGCCACCTGCTTACTGCCCTGGCTTATTGTTCGCCCCGCCACCCGGTTTAACGCTTTCGCGGTGGCATCCGGCACAATCATGCGGCTCAGGCTGTTCAGGTTCTGGATTGCCCTTTCCAGGCCCTTAACTGACATAAAATCCCCTTACTCAAGGTGGATCCTCGGTTTGCCGTTAAATGAATCGAAACGCGTCACCATCAGGGTTTTCCCCTCCCAGGTCACCTCGTCGTTCCGGCGGGGTTTGTAGGTAGCCGAGAAAACCACCAGCGCGGTACCGTTACCGGACAGAGGTCCCATTTCTTCCAACTGCTCCGCCGGGACAACATCGAAGTCCTGTCCGTTAATTGTGGCGGTCTTGCCCATCTTCACGATGGTGGCCGCATCCATGCGAGCCGCCAGCCGGTCAAAGGCGTTAGCCATTAATTTTTACTTCAATGACGGTCACGCCAGTACCCGCAGCTTCCCAGGCAACGCCCGCCGCGACCGCATCCGCTTTGTCGAGCTGGATTTTCCCGGCTTTAATAAACACCGCCGTACCGGCGGCGATATCATCAGCAGCCAGTTTGGGCAGAAGAAACACCCCGGAAGCGAAACCATCCCCGGTACCGCCAGCAGGGATATCCGTGATTGCCACCGCAACAAGCGAACCGATCACTACCGGATCGCCACTCAGAATTTCACTGTTTCCGGCGTTGCTTACCGGAATAGTGTTTCCGTTTTGCACGAAGTTTTTAGCCATAACATTCTCCATTCAGCCCCTGCCGGGGCTGATTTTGGGTGTAAAAAAAGCCCTGACGGGCGAGGAGGTAAAACGCAGAGAATTACTTGCCGGAAGATTTCGCCAGGCCGCGATAATCCAGCGCCGCAACCCCCGCATCAATACGGACTTTGGTGGCGATACCGTCAGTGTTAAACCCTTCCTGCTGGTCGATGTACGGTGTATCGATACCATTGAGGTAAGCTACCTCGATAGTGTCGCTCCCCTTAGCGGCGGCCAGATACCAGGCTGCGGCGTCAGCAGCATCGAGGCGCGGCTCAGCAATCACTTCAGCAAAGTTCTGAATCGGGTTGTTGATGCCGGCGTTGATATCTGCGCCCTTCACACTGGCGGATTTGATGGTCTGGTTAGCGAGCGTTTCCAGCCCAACCGGAACAAGCATGTAGGCTGGACGAATGTTGAGCGTACGTTCGCCTTCTTTCTGCAGCCGCATACTTTTCCGGGCTTCATCGATGCTGGCGACTGAAATGGCGCCGCTGGACAGGTTTTTATGGTCAGCGTGGAACAGCGCTTTACCGTCGGACAGTTTCGCGTTCGTGGTCAGAATGGCATAAACCAGATCACCGATTGTGCCTTTCGCCGCGCGTCCCATCTTCATCGGAACATCAGTGAGCTGATTCAGATCGTCATTGATGATTGCCTGACGGGTGACCGAGAAGATCTCGCCAAAGGTGGCCAGCGCAATAGTCTCGCCTTTATCGCCGGTAGTGATGTACTTATACTCTGCCCCCTCACGAACCTTACGCAATGAAGGGAAACCACCCATCCCGACGCGATGCGCGGTTTTAAAATCAGAAAGTTGGCCTTTTTTGGTCCACTGCTCAAAGGTTTCTCCCGCATCTTCCCAGCCCTGCAGCAGCGACTTATTCGCCACATCCAGCAGAATGTTGCCGAAATCGGACGTGCTGTGCGTCAGCGCCTGACCAACCATCTGCATCGGATTAAGACTGGAAACGCCAATCCCGCGCTCAGTCAGCGCCATGCGAGCATATTCGCGCAGGGTCATGCCGTTATAAATATTGTCGTTTTCCTGCTTTTCATAGCCTGCGCGGGCCATCAGCGCCTGACGAATGCCGTCGCCGACAAAGTTCCCGTTCCCGGCATGAATATGCGCGGCACTGTTTTTGTTGGATGGGGTGCTGGATTTGCCCAGGGCGGCCAGCAGCTTGTCTTTCGCCTTTTCAACGGTGCAATCCACATCGGCCACGCAGCTGGCCTGCAGATCGCTATGCTTACCGCCAAACATGGCAAACAGGTCGTTAATGCCGGTAACGCGAGCCTTCTGCTCAGCCATCACCTGCGCACGGATTGCGGTTTCGTCGACCGGATCAGGTGCGTTTACTGGCGCCTGAGCATTTGGTTTTTGTGGTTCACGCTGGGTGGTGTTACGTGGTGGAGTGACCATGTTACGAATGCTGTTTGGCATTTTTTCAAATTCCTCAATACGTTTTGAATGGATACAGGCCATTGCCTGCAGAGCGGGAGTGGTCTGGTCAGCGAAACCCAGGGCGAGGCATTCAGCGCCATCCATCCAGGTTTCATCCTCCAGCATCGCAGCAATCTCTTCGGTACTTTTACCGGTCTTTTGCGCGTAGGCAGGGATCAGGACACTTTCAACCTTGTCCAGCAGGTCGGCGTAATCACGCATATCGTTGGCATCCCCGCCGGCAAAGCCCCAGGGCTTGTGGATCATCATCATCGTGTTTTCCGGCATGATGACCGGGTTACCCACCATGGCAATGACCGACGCCATAGACGCGGCAAGCCCATCGATATGCACCGTGATCGCCGCGCCGTGATGCTTAAGGGCATTAAAAATGGCGATGCCATCAAAGACATCGCCACCGGGCGAATTAATATGAAGATTGATATGGCTGACTTCGCCGAGTGCTTTCAAATCGCTGACAAACTGTTTCGCCGTTACCCCCCAATAACCAATCTCGTCATAGATAAAAATATCGGCATCCCCTGTGGTGCCGGCTTGCATGCGAAACCAGCTATTTTTTACGCTGGCTTTCGGACGGCGGGCCGTCCTGTGGTTTGGCTTCGGCACTGGTGCCTCCTTTGTCGTTGGCGGGGTCGGTGTCATACACCAGTCCCAGTTCTTTGTTTTCGTCAATTTCAGCTTTTCGCCGGATCTTAACTTCATCCGGGTTACGCCCGCCGGCGCGCACCCAGTCAGATTCGGTCGCGGCACCGCCCCGGATTTGGATTTTCCAGGCATTGGCCTCTTTAACCGGATCGATCCATGGCATAACCGGCCCCGAGTAAACCGCGCTATACAGGGAGTCCATATCTACACCGCGTGGAACTTTAATCTCGCCGCTGGTAATGGCCATTTTTAGCCAGGCCCGGTACATGGGCCGGGTAACGGCGCCAATAAACCAGTCCTGCAGGATCAGATAGCCGTCCGTCGACTCCACCAGTTCCTGCCGCTGAGCGCTGTAAGTGCCGTTATAATTCCGGGCCGCGCTGGAAAAGCTGAGCCGACTGCCAGCGGCAACAGCGCGGAGCTGGCCGTTTCGGAAGGTTTCAAGATTGGGATTTGGCCGGTCGGATTTAATCATCCCGATTTCTTCACCGGCTTGTAGCTCGTCGTACAACATGCCGGGTTGTATCTCCAGCTCTCTGTCACTCTCGCTTTTATCTTCCGTGTCGAAGCTCTGACCATCCCCCTTTTTGATGTACATCCCGAGGGCTGCCGCAATACGCGCCGCCGTCAGTTCGGAATCTTCATACTCTTTGAGAGCACTCAGGCGCATTAACACTCCTGAAAGCAACGACGTGCCGCGGGTCTGGTGCAAGCGGCGGGTGAATTTGAGGTGCAGCATATTGGCCGCGTCGATTTCTTTCGTATCGAACTGCCGGCCAGCCACCGGGAGGCTTTTATAAACCTGATACGCTTTAGGCCGCCCCCAGTCGTCGACCACGATGCCCTGATTCAGCTTTTTTGCGGCATCACTGGTCATTGGGACAAAATCAGGCTCCAGAGCTTCAAGCCAGAAAGGCACCCCGGCCACGGGAACCAGTCCTGTGGCGCTCCCCTGTACCAGTTGAGCAAAAACTTCCCCGTCGCGGAGCCAGGTCCTCAGCATCAGACGTTCCAGCATGGGTCGGGTAAACTGTCCGGTAACCTCCGGCCTGACAGACCATTCTCCCCATTTCTTACGAATATCCTTCGCCAGTTTCTTGGCAACCGTTCCGTTCGTCAGCTTTGGGTGAGGGTCAACAACAATTCCTTTTGATCCCACAACCCGCTCTTCGAGCTTATCGAAGATGCCAATCACCAGATCATGGTTGTTATCGAGCCAACGAGCCTGCTCCCGGAGCGATACATTCCCCATCTGGCTTAACTGGTCAGCCGTCCTGTTTTCCCGGCGCGCTTTATGTGTTCGGGTAGGTGTTACCGCTTCATAAGCTTTGATCATGGCCCTGGCGCGAAGCCGCGCAGCTTTCCAGCCAGGCGAAAATGTGCCGATTACGTTATCCAGAATTGTCATTTAAACCTCGCCAGTCGGTAACCGGGCCGCCCCTGCTTTTTCTGATTCAGTGAAGAGAGGCGACGCTCCCATTCCTGCCGCCCTTTTCGAATCTCGGAGAGGTTTTCCATCGTCATTTCCTGACCGTTAAACCGGATTGATTTTCCGTCCAGGACGGTCATTTCAGCCTGACTGTAGCGCTGGATCATGGCTTCAATATCGCTTTGGTTCATACCCAGCCTCCTGAGGTTTTCCATGGGTTAGTTTGTTCAGTTTTGTCGCGCTTGCGCCGTTCTTTTTTACTGGCTGGCTTAGCGATCGTTGCCGGGAGTGGAAGAGCAGCATCTTCCCCAGGTAAAGACTCAATCCAGGTGTCCCGCTGCGCCCATTCAGGGGCATCCGGCCATTTGATTTTTTCGTAGCCGTGCAGGATCACCAGAGCATCCGCGTAAACCAGCAGGTCGAACGCTTCGTTCGCACCCCGACCGGGCTTGCACCACTTCCCGTCAACCGACCGCTCCTCATAGGTCAGTTCTTCATAGAACCAGGTCCCCAGCCATGACGGAAAATGCACATAGCCAGGGCCAGGCGAATCACGCCAGAGCGCATTGTTCACACGGTCTTTCAGGGCATTGGTCTGCAGGAGGTAGAGCGGAACGTCACCGGCAGCCAGCGCGCGGCGTCCGGTTCGGTTAGTGTTATCAGGCATCGTGCGTTTAATGAGTTGAGCGCGGGTGGTACTGTCGCCTTTGAAGAGGTAGACCTTTTTACCCAGTCCATCCCGGCGGCATTTCCGCCAGAATTTATAAGCGTTATCGGTCACCCCATCTTCGCCGCCGGAATCGACGCCCATCGCCATTAACCGCATGCCCTTTGTCGGGTCGGAGGCCAGTGGCCACGTTTTATTAAAAACGTCGGTCAGAAGCAGATCCCAGTCCTCGGGATAACTTGCCGGATCAATCTGCAGGCTTTCACCGTTACCATCGCAGCGTAGCGACTGCTTGATGTTGTACCGGTCCACCAGCCAGCGCTCCCCCATGGCACCATAACCGGTAATCTGGACCACAAAACGACGGTTTCGCCCGGCCTGTACGTCCACTGTCGCGGTCATGAAACAGACACCATCGGGAACACTTCGCTTAGGCACATCTTCAGCGCGCTGTTCCAGCAGCTCGCTTTTCCGTTGCTCCATGCTGGATCTCGGGAGGTATGGCCGACCAAAATCGGTATTTACCACTGTTTTTAACGTTTCTTCGCTGCGCGTGGCCTCATACTCCTGCTCAGCGGTAAGAAACTTATAAATCAGCTGCGCCCAGGTCTGATAAGCGGCTGCCGGTCCCTCCATCCAGAAGGAAGCAATGCGTGATCGCCGGCCTTCTCCCGATACGCCCCCGTCAGCATCAATACGTTGCCCGTCGCAGAGCCACACGCATTTCATGTTCAGGGAACGCTTCATATCCGGAGTGATTTTGCCTTTACAGGCCGGGCACTGGAGCACCGCCGCCTCGCTGGCAGCGACAGGATCGGCCATTTCACGGTAGCCGGTCATGTTGTCCATTTCCGGCTGGAAATATTCCCCGCAATGCGGGCATGGCCAGTAAAGCCGGCGGCGATCACCGCGGTTGTATAGCGAAAGAATTCCTGTTGTGGGTGGTGCTTCATGTGGCGAACTACGGCGCCATTTCGTATCGCGCACATCACGCCCTGGGGAGCTTTCCACCAGCGTCATACCCGACGACATAAAAGTGGTGGTTCGCTTTGAGGCCAGGGAGAATGCATCCCCCTCGCCGTCAATATCCTCCGGGAAGCGGTCGTAATCAGTGAGCGCCACGCTTTTATAATCAGAGGACGACATGATATTGACCGACGGCCAGCCCAGCTTCAGGTAGTTCCCGGCGCGGAAGGTGCGGTCATATACGTTGTTATCGTTTCTTCGTGGGCTTAACCGTGTTTTCACTTCCGGGCTACTGCGGAACGTGCGGTCCAGGCGCTTCTTCGAATGCTCCCTGGCCTTTTCTTCTGAAACCTGAATTACCAGCATATCTGCCGGGTCGCACACAATGTTGTAGACGATCCAGCCATCAATCAGGCCAATCGTTTTACCCGTTCGCGCCGGGCCAACAAAGACCACGGCATCATATTCACGCGACGCCAGGCAATTCATCGGCTCAATGACATAGGGCGCCAGATCAGGGTCCCATGGAACGGAGTTACCTGCCCCCATGGGGACACGCATATAAGCACTGACCGCATCGGCAACGTCCATTCTGCGCGGCGCGCGAAGGATGCCGGAAACATCGCGGCGGATACCACTTGCTGATGCCCGCTTAGCCATCAGTCCTCCTCTGTTTCGGCCTCCTCTTCTTTTGCATCCAGGACTTTTTGAGCCAGCTGGTCACGTAAATCATCAATCACGCTCTGGACGCGAGAAACCGCCACCGGCGGCAGAGCGCAGTCGCGTTCAAGAATATCGGGAAGGGTTTCGAGCACCATGACGACGGCTTTTGCCATCAGTGAAAACTCCCTGGCAACCTCATCCGCCGGGATAAGCTGGCCAGTATCCTGCTCAAACTTGAGTCTTTCATTTTCTGCTTTCCAGTGTGCCAGCCTGTCGGAAGGTGACATATCCTCCTGAGCTGCAGAAACCGTCGGGATCATCAGTTCGGTCAGAATATCCGTGACGAGGTAGAGCTTCAATTTGCTGTTACTGCCCGCCGCGGGCTCTACATTTTTAAGCTGGGCGGCGACCGTCTGGCGGTGAACATCGGTAATGGCCGCCAGTTGGTTGATATTGAGTTTTAGAGAGGCAATTTCCTGGTCCATGATGGTGAACACTTTTTAAACGATCCGACATCTTTGAAAAATGGCCCTCATAAAAAACAAGAACCTACCCACATGATGATGATGACCATGGATCCGAAAAACTAGCCGATTCCCGCGAGCGCGCCGCCCCGTGGCAGGCCACCCCGCCGGGAGGACCCACTAATGATATTGATTATCATTACTACCAATCAAAGGCGGCCTGTGGTACCGCGCATAAAAAAGCCACCCTGAGGTGGCCTTTGTGATGGCAATAAAAAATGAATTACTGGCTGAGAGGAGCTAGCTTTTGGATGTCATTCGTCTCATAGACAGCAATCAGTTGGTTATTCTCACCATACATATAGACAGAATTATTAGCTTCTTTCAGTTCTGCTACGCCTGAAATGTACTGAGGATCCGCCTCAGAATACAACTGGACTACATAATTAGTTAGCGCCATTCAGATTTCCTTTTCAAAAACAAGTTGAACCAACAGATTTACAAAAGGTATTCACAATAGTCAACTGCATTATTACAGACACTCAGTGAATGCCTGCTGTTATGCCAATAAAGCCTCGCAGATGCGAGGCGATGTGAAGGTGTGCCACGTTACTTTTTAAACGCAGCAGCCCTCTCTATTTCCAGGCAAGCTTCAGTAACATGTGGATGTTCGACAATACGGTATTCACTATTCCCAATAATCAGGGTATTCGCTTGCTGTATCAGTTCATGTACATCCCCATCCGCCTTTGCGTAAGCGCCAATTACAGCAATAAGAGCTTGTTCTAAGGCAATTTCTCTGTTTGTCATGATGCACCATTATGTTTAGAAACTAGCGACCGACATTATCACATAATCCTAGTGGCTTATTTGTTTCATACCTACCAATTTTTGGGATCTAAATCGATGACTCTCATCATGTCAATTTACACCACTCACCGTTATGGTATGACCTCAGCCCGTCCATGTGAGGGCATGGACGCACACAGCAATGGGGGATGGCTGATTACCTCTGATAAGGATTATTATGGCTACGACATCTTGCCCAAAATGTTCTTCAACAAAATTCGAAATGAAGGAACACCCAGTAACAAATAGTCGGTATCGTATAATGTTCATTCAGTGCTCGTCTTGTGGTGCAGCAGTGAGCACAACTGAATTTTTAAACACAAACACCCTAATTAAAAATCTTGCAAAAAAACTTGGCTTTAGTCTGTAAATAAGCAGCAGGTATTCAATGGATACCTGCTGTAATTCCCGATAAAAAAGCCACCAGCGGATGCCAGTGGCTTTTGACAGCAATGAGTATTCAAGACATCAATTTTCGTCCATCAACTCATGCATTCGCTTATTCATATTGTCTAATCCAATATTCAGCTGTTTAATTTCTTCTGGAGTGTAACGATCGCGAGTAAGCCAATATCTTGCTTTATAACGACACCAGGATGAAAATTCCCTATCAACCCGTCGCAAGGGTTCCGCTGCATGTTCCCATAAATCGGAAATCTCATGCTCTTTTTCCACAGTTCTCTCACTCCCTTGATCCAAAAGCAGGAAGTACTTTTCTGATTCGTGTAATGCTTTAGAAACACAGGAAATTGCTTCGCTAGTTTGATCGCTTTTACGAAACCGCAGGTTATTAATGAATCGCCCAATAGAAGTTATTACTGATTCTGGCCCCATTGATAAATCCTTACTGTAAAACTAAAACACTATCACAGGCATTCAGTGAATGCTTTCGGTAATGCTAATGAAAATGCGGTGTCGAATGGGCGACTTAAAACTTCATATACTCGTCTATGTGGTATAGATGGATAAACATCTCATCTGGGCCACCAAATATTGCAGCTATCGACTCACCGTCACGATCTGAAACTACCACATGTTTTCCATCTGTCCCAGGAATGAATCCAACATTCACAACATGATCAAGATGATGCTTGAACTGAGCGTGTAACTCCCTCGCATCTTCGATTGGAATGTTTTCTGTAAGTTCGAAATATCTAAATGCCATAAATCCTCCTCACATGGTGAGCATCCATATTCATAGATTTTTTTTCACATGACAATATCGAAATTACAAATGAGTGACTCCGTTATCGAGGTCCCTCAGTGAAGAGCTTCTGTAATGCAAGATTATTCATGAACTAAACGAGCATCCTTTCCGTTCCTCTCGATGCTCGCTCACTTCAACTTCACATTGTCGTAATCAACAACTCCCCGGTCACTGGTTTGCTTCCACATATTTTTCTCCCGTTAAAGCTCTGGTTTTCTCAATTTCCCGTATCCCGGCCAACTGGTTATTCGCCTTGTCGATAGCAGTCAGCAGCGGCTTAATCCAAAGCACAGCCTGGCAATACGTTATGCCGCGGGCGGTAGCGTTGGTAAGACCGGCTGCGTCAGCGATGGCGGAATCGGCGTGCATTGCGCTGGCACGTAAACGGTTCGTATAGTCGAGCAGCCCACCAGCAACGTCAGCAGAAACAGGCAGATCACAGGTTTTGTCACGTCGTAAAATCTCCCGGTATTCGATGACCGTTTTCTCGGCACTTGCATCAATCAGTGAATTGTTCCGGTCGGTGTAGTCGGCAATTTGGTTAAAGCGGTTCATGTTGAAAGCTTGGGTAGCAATAACTTGCCGCTGGCCATCGACTTCCTTTTCCGCTGCGTCAGCACGCTTTTGCTCTCCCAAATACTTGCCGTGGTAGTGAT